GAGCAGCTTCATTGGCCTGCATGTCAAAGGTCGTTGCCATAGGTGCCCCTCCTATTAAGCCAGCAAGTTCTTCATGGAGATGTTGCCGTAATACGTCGTGCCATTATCTGGGGTAAAGAACACCCAGATGTCAACCGCATTTGCAGTAGTCGTGCGCGACAGCGTGGACGCTCCGCCGGGGAAGCGGAAGTTACCCCCGGCCCAAGCCACGGTGCGCCCAGCCGTTGCATCGTTCGTCAGGACAAGCGTGAACGACGAGCCACGGCTGGAATTGGCGTTTGAGTTTGCCAGTGTAAAGGTACAGTTTCCTGTGAGTGTGGCGGTAAAAACGTTACCCTGATTAAGATTGATTGTGATGGCCGTACTGGTGTTACCCAGCGCAACGACTTCGTCTGAGTAAACTGCTTCAAGATACCCGGCGCTGGTGAGACGGGCAACTTCCGCTCCGTTGGTGCTGAACGCGAGGGTGTCGGCAGCCGGCGACCACAGACCGGTATTGAGGTCGCCTGTGAACGTGTAGGACGGCGTGCCAACCGCGCCGAGGGCGTTTGCCACGCTGGTGGCGCTGGCAGCGCCGAGGGTTGGCGTAACAAGAGTAGGTGACGTAGCGCGAACAACGTCGCCCGTTCCGGTCACGGCGGCAAAAGATATTGTTCCAGAACCGTTCGTCGTCAGCAATTGACCGCTGGTGCCGTCCGCAGTTGGATAGACCAAGCCAGCCGGGTTGTTCATGATCCGCGTGACGGTGCCGCTCGCGTTCTCCGCAAACAGCGCCACGTCAGCCGTGTTGATCGCCAATTCGCCCGCCGCGAGGTTGGCGGCAAGCGGCACCGCGCTCGCAGTGGACGTGCGATACAGTTGGATCGGCGTGAAACCAGTAGCCGCCATTAGAAGGTTCCTCCGTCAATACCACCGAACGCAGGCGCTGATGCCCCGTTAGATACCAGAACTTGACCGGCAGTGCCAGCACTCGTGAAATTGTAAGCCGTACCCGTGCCGAAGGCAACGCCCCCGGCAGTCGGGGCAGCAGTGCCGTTCGTGCCGCCATTGGCAATGGCCAGCGTGCCGGCCATCGTGATCGTGCCCGCAGCCGTCACCGGGCCGCCGCTGAACGTCAAGCCCGTCGTCCCGCCGCTGACATCCACCGACGTGACCGTGCCGCCGCCCGAGGCTGATATGGTAAAGCTGGGGTATGTGCCGCTAATTGAAATACCGCTGCCCGGGGTCAGCACAACGGTCTGATCGGGTGCGCTGTTCGTCACCGTCACGGTGCCGTCGCCGCCTGTCACGCTGATGCCGGTGCCTGCCGTCAGCGACGCCTTGGCCAGCGTGCCGTCCGTCTTGCCGATCAGCAACTGGCCGTTGGTGTAGCTCGTCTGCCCCGTGCCGCCCGAGGCGGTCGGCAGCGTGCCCGTCGTCAGGGCCGAGGTCGATGTCGCGTAGACCGCGCCGTTCGTCGTGAAGCTCGTCAGGCCCGTGCCGCCCAGCGTCGTGGCGACAGGCGATGTGAGGCTGAAGACGGTGCCGGTCAGCGTCAGGCCCGTGCCTGCGCTGTAGACCTGCGCCGAGCTAATCTGCACGAAGTTGATCGCCGTCGTGCCGAACGTGATCACGCCCTGCGTGCTGACCTCGTAGGTCTCGCCCTTGCCGGTGTCGCCGCTCGTGATAAAGAACGCGTCGCCCTCGCCCAGACCGTTGGGGTCTTTCAGCGCGTAGGTGTCGGCGTCTGCTGTGCGCGTCAGCACCCAGTTCGTGCCGCCCGGATCGGGCGTGCCGACCGTCGTCACCTCGTAGATGCCGTTCTCAAAGGCGTTGGTCTGGTTGTAGATCAGGATGCGGTCGCCGACTATCGCGGTCGGGCCGTCTGGCGCAAAGGCCGCCTTGGTGCCGTTGTTGGTCAGCGTTGCGCCCACGCCCACGCCGGGGCCGCCCGGCTGGTTGTAGGTCGCGGTAAGGTTGCCCGTGGTGCTGGGCACCTCGTACTGAACGGCGGCGTGGTACGTCAGGCCAGTCGCCACCAGACCATCGACGTACTGCTTCGTCGCCACTTGCAGGGCAACGGTCGGATTGGCCGCCACCGTCACCGACGTGAGCGACGGCGTCATGCTGTAGCTGGGGTTGCCGCCGGCGTTGACCAGCACGCCCGTGCCAGCCGCCAAGAACGTCGTCGCGCCCGCGCCGCTCTGATACGGGACAGAGCCCGCAGCGCCGCCTGCGATGTTCGTTGCGGTCGTCGCCGACGTGGCCGAGGTGGCAGTCGTCGCCGTCGTGGCAGTGACCGCGTTGGTCGCGTTGCCCACGGTCACCGTGGCCGGGTCAACGTAGGCCGGAGCCGTGCCGTTCGACGCCAGCAGGAACGTGGACGCGCCCACCGGCAGCTTGTCGAGGGTCGTTAGCGTGTTGGCGAAGAGCAGGTCGCCGACACCGTAACTGGTGATGCCCGTGCCGCCGTTGACCGCGACCAGTGCGCCAGCCAGTGTGAGCGTCCCGGCAGCAGTGATAGGACCGCCGCTAAAGGTTAAACCGGTCGTGCCGCCGCTCGCGTTGACCGAAGTCACGGTGCCCGCGCCCGCAATCGAGATCCACTCGACATCGGTGCCGCCAGCGTTCAGGACAAGCGCCCGACCAGCGTTGCCGCTGTAGCTGGGAAGCAGGTTGACGCGCGCGTCTGGTGCGGTCGTCGCGTTCGTGCCACCCTTATTTACCGGCAGAACGCCAGTGAGATCAGAGATCGGAATAGTCAGAACTGAAGTGTACGGACTGCCGCCATTTCCCACGATATAGCCGCTGAGAGAGGCAGCCGCCCCTGTACCGCCCTGAGCCGTCGAAAGCGGCGTCGTCAGCCCGGAGAGCGAAGTAATGTCGCTGTTGGCGCCAGACTGAGCGGCGCCCAAGGCTACGCGCGCAGTCCCGGCAGACGTCGCGCCGGTGCCGCCATTGGCGATTGCCAGTGTGCCCGACATCGTAATCGTGCCGGAGCTCGTAATCGGGCCGCCGCTGAATACGAGACCGGTGATGCCCCCGCTGACATCGACCGAAGTGACGCTACCAGCGCCGGTCGCCGAAATAGAAATCGCACCGGGGGTGTTCGTAATTGTAACACCAGCGCCGGCAGTCAGGGTCGAAAGCGAGTAATCCGTGCCGGTGCCAATAAGCAGCTGTCCGACGCCCGGAGCAGACCCAAGCCCGGTGCCGCCATTTGCAATCGTAATTGCGCCAGAGAGCGCGGTGACGGCAACGTTGCCGCCCGTGATTGACACGGCATTGGAATTCTGCAGCGCCATCGAGCCGAAGCCGAAGGTGCTGGTAGTCAGCTGACTCAGTGCAATGCGATAGTTTTCGTTACCAAAGACAGCCGGGAATTCAACGTTGCCAGTGACGGCACCGACCCACGGCTCCATCTGAGAGATTTTAATGTCAGACACTCAACTCTCCTGCACGATGGGGTCGTCGTCTTGAGTGACAATGCGCTGAATGCCGTTTTCGTCAAGGACGTAAGAAGTGGGATTAAAATCCGGGCGCGGGTTGCGAACCGGCACGGGATCCGGACGCAGAAGCAAGCGGCTGTAGTAGGGCTGAGGAACGTCGTCGCAGGAGGCGCAGACGTAGAGCTTCAGCCCGACCGGTGTCGAGCCGCCGCGATAGTCCTTCTTCTCCCGAAGGTGGCTGTGCTGCACGAGGAAGCCGCAGCCATCGCAGATTGCAATGGCCCTTGGGTTTTGTGCGTCAAATTCAGGAGCCGTCCTGCGCTTGCGCCCGCGTCCGAATGCGTACTGCATCAGTAGCCTCCGGTGGGATCGATGGTGATGCGGAGAGGCACGCGCTCACGGTCTTCAGCAGCTGCGCGATCATAGGCGCCATCGGCGAGGCCCTGAAGGAACTGCAGGCGGTCAGGGGCGAACTTGACGGACAGTTTCGCAGCCAGCCCCGCGGCAATGGCTTCCATCCAGCGGTTCGGAGCGTCCATGCTATCCGTGAATGCGCCTGCGTCTTCTTGCACCTTCATGCGGTGATAGAACAGCGTTACGCCGACATCGCGCGGTGCCTGCCAGATGTAGATGCGAGGCGTGATTGTGCGGTCGAAATAATACTGGAACGGACGCTCGCCAAGCTGAGCCTTGTACGGAATGGCGTCGTACTCAGCCCGACTGATCGGTGACATCATCAGATCAAGATTTTGACCGCCAGATATGGTGCGCGTGTAGACCTGCAGGAGCGATACCGTGCGGGGCTGCAGATCGTAGTAAAGCGTGCCCGGGGTCAGCACAATCGACTGCAGATCCACGGCCCACAAGTTCGGGCCGTTGTTTGCCCAGTCGGAGAACATGTAATTGATTGAGCGACGAGCGCTGTCGATATCGTTTGAAGCCAGCGACGAAGGGTTCCGCCCCACGCGCTCGTAGGCTTCCGTGATGATATCGATCTGTTCGGTGTTCCCGAACGTGTATGTCCCCGAAGTGGTCATCGGAACCTCGCCGCCTTTTTAGCGATGGCCTTCGGCTGAGCGACAAACTGCTTACCCGCCTTTTTGCCTTCGCGCTTGGCCTTAGTCGTAGCAGCATATTCGCCCGACGTCAGCGCCTTAATCGCCGCCGCAGGGAGATAACGCTCGCCAGTCTTGCTCGACGGCTTGCCCGACTTCGTGGTCCATTTCTGATCGGTCCAGTCTTTGAGAGACTGTTGAGGCTTCCTAATCGGCATAACCGCCGCCTTTGGCTTTATATTCCTTGGCCAAAAGCTGCGCCTTGCGCGCGGACCACTGCCCCGCCTTGGTGCCGTGGGTCTCTCGGCCCTTGATGCTGTTAAACAAACGCTCGCGGAGACCGGGCTTGGTGTAGTTCCCGGCCTCGTTCACACGCGATTGTTTGCGGCCACGCATTACTCGACCTTGGCTTCCGGCTCGGCTTCGACGACCGGAGCCGGCTTGGCAGCCTTGGCAGCCTTGACCGGAGCAGGAGCGGGGGCAGGCGCCTTGAAGCCCAGCATTTCGTCCAGCTGCTCTACGGTCAGGACTTCCCACTCAGCGGCGGCCATAGCCACTTCCTGACGTTCGCCCTTGGCGTTCTGATATGCGCGAGTGATCATGTCGGCTCCTATGCGGCGTAGATTTTAATCATTTGAAGAG